CTGAAAGGTGTGATATTTGTATCACATACATCTGTGGCGGTCTGCCAATCCGCAAAGTTGCTATCGAAATAACTATTTGGGATACCCATGCCAAACCTATCATTTCTGAGATAGTCTAATAGCTGTAATATAGGGTTGTCCGAATATTCCCATGTTGTGCTTGTGTCTGCCCTGTGGCTACCGCTACCGCCTGTAACTGTTCCATCAAAATTTGGATTATAGACCTTCCGACCCTTTATAATCGCTTGCACTTTAGGTAATGACCCGAACTTATCAGCGTTCCATTCAAATCTAAGAGCCAGATAGGCTAACCCTCGTAATCTGTGGTTTGAAGTCCATGAAGTAAGTGTAGATAAAAGGGTTGATGCTGATTGTGAATCTGTTCCTAAATGTGCTTCTACTGTAATTAAACTAGAATCAGCAAAGAAGTTTGAATCCGAACTAGCTACTGTTCTTTGTGTGCCATCGGTCAATGCTCCGCTAAGAGTAACTTGGTTTTCGTTTACAAATAGGGTTTCTACGCTGTTTATTTCCCCTTCGCTAAGAACCAAAGCCATATAAAGATATTGGTTATCTGTTCCAGATGTTTCTAAGAATACGACATTACCCCCGACTTTTCTTGTACCATATACAACAGGAATAGAAGCGTTTGCCCTAAATTTATTGACTAATATCCCCTGTGCTTGCTGTTCTGCATAGTCATCCCCGAACTCTGGTATTTCTGGTTGTGGTATTAGCCACCCTACAACGTCTTCTACTACGTCTACGACAACATCAACTACATCCCTTACGAAATCGCCTACATCATCAAGAAAATCGCCTACAAAATCACACATTTACGCTAATCTCCAGTTACCGCCCATATTTTCGAACCCAAGTTTTTCTAATACAGCACCTATTTCTATTTTTGTTGTGACCCCCATAACTATCGGCAAATCATCAGCCACATTTTTCACGCTATCTATCAGCGTTTTTACTAGCTTAAAATTTCTATATTGTTTCTTAATATATAGTATATTTATGTTTATTAGTTCCTGTTTGCTAAACCAATATTCTGATTTATGAAATATGCAACAGCCAATAAGTTCCTGTTGGTCTAACTCTTTTACTAGAATAATCTTGCCCTTTTGTAGAATGAAATCAATAAACGCTTTTAGTTTTGGCTTATCTACTTTGGGTAAGTCTACGTCAACTAAGTCAACTTCTTTAAAATTTATCAACAAATCAAAGACCTCTTGAAAATCTTTTTTCTCTGCTTGGTATATGTGAACGCTACTCATACCCGACCCCATTTAATATCGCTTACAGTCAAAGCGGAAAATTCCATACCTTTGTCTGAAGAAAAAAACCTTTTTTGTGAAGTATCTGACGTTGTTCTACCACTTTGTTTAGAAAAGTTACCCCAATGTGACGTAACAGTTAGGTTAATACTTGCTGATTTTGTGGTATCCGTAATCTTATATTCGTCTATTGTTCCATAAAACAAAAGGAACGGGTCTGCTATTAGTGCAAGGTTTGCATCTAAAAACCCCCTGTAAACAAATACATTATCGTTAATGATGTTTTCGTTAAGTGCTATGGATATATAGGTTTGGTCTACACCAGAAAGATTAACGATAAGACTATTCTTTGAAGGTGCGTTTGTTTCGCTTACCCCTGTTATTCCTCTAAAATGTCCGTTTGCTTGATATGTTCTTGATGTTCCCGAAACGCTTGATGTTATGTCAAAGCTTGCATTTGTTAGATATACTGGCGTTCCGAAACCTAATTCTAATAAAATAACTGGTTCAATATTTCCTGTGGCTAGTTCTGTTTTTACTGCACTTGTTAGACCTCTAGCCATTTATAAACTCTCTATTACATCGAACTCATAATTAAATAATAAGTTTCCATTCTTGTCGTTTTGCCCTGTCGAAAACTCTTGAACGTCACTCGTTAGGTGGACTGTAAAAGGTACTGAATCATAGGTGACCGCACTATCATCGGCAAGTGCTTCTCTAAGGGGTGGTTCTATCGTGACTGTTGACGCATTACTGGATGACGTTGCATCTTCAACCACCATATAAACCTTATCGTGAGCAAACTTGATAAAATCACCCGCTTTGAGTCTACCCGCACCATCACCCGCAAACCCATCTATAGCTATCGTTGTGTCAGCGACCGCATGAACACCATTAACCAACAAAGTTCCTGTTTCGTTGCCCTGTGCGTTTAGATAGCTTGGGAAGGTGACTGTAAAATTATCTTTTCTGTTTCTCTGCTTCATTATAAAAGCCATTACAGGTGCAAAGTCTGCCCTAGTCATGGGAGGATACGAAAGAGTAAAACTAAAGCGTTGACCTTGCACTTGTCTTCTAAATGTCTTTCCGCTATCCGTTTCACTAAACAAAGTCTTTTGATTGCTCTTGATATTGATAGCTGTAAAATCTGTTTTTGGTAACGCTCCACTCATACGACTGCCATCTTACCCTTCTCGTTCATAGCACTATTGATAAGGTTTACGATTACACCCCGACTGTTAACCAACAATTCGTTGAAACCCCTAGCGTCTACAGTATTGATGTTGAAGTTGACTGTGACTTGTTTACCCATTCCTAGCTTGTCATTTGGTACGACTGTTCCCGCTTGGTCTGGTACAAAGAGTTCTGCACCCTTTTCCCCAACAATGCTTGGTTGTCCTACTGGCGGTCTACCACCCTTTTCAAACCCTCTTATCTTATTTATAAGACCCGTACCAAAGGCTATAGCACCCCCTACAGCACCGACATTGAATGGGAAGGGTATTGAAGCGAAAGTTTTCATAGCACCTTCATATAAGCTTATAAACGCCTTCTTGATGGAATCTGCCTTGAACATAGCTAAAGACCCTTTCATAGCGTTCTTTATCGCTTCGCCTATAAGCATATCGACCATTGACCGAACTACAAAAGTTCCCAAATCAGCGAAACTTAATTTTCCTGTCATTACAAAATCGGTAAGTGATGTTTTGAGTCTATCAAATGTAGATGCACCTATATCTTGCATTTGTTTGAACATTTCTTTCTGCGATTCTGCCACCTCTTTGAATCCGTTAGCAAAGTTAGCAAAAAGTCCAATTTGTGATTCATGTCTTCCCAAAGCGATGTCAATCGCTTCTAATGCCGACAAACGCAATTCATCCGCTTCAGCAAGGCTTAAAGTTGCTTTTGTTGTTTCTTTTACTGCTTTCGTTTGTTTTTTATATACTTCAGCAACCTTTCCACCCATTGCAAAAGGAGCTTGTCCTAAAGCTTCATTCGCTTCCATTTCCATTGCCTTAGTAGCTTTGAATGTTTTATTTAGTAACAAATATTTTTCGTTTAATTGAATAATCTTTGCTTCATTCTCGCCCATTGACTTGACAATATGCTGTTCCAAAGTTGGTAGTTTAGCAATTTCATCTTTATATTTCATAACTGAACCAGTTATGTCATCCATGTTTATTTTGAAATTATTCTCAAGTCCACCAGACTTTACTATTTCGTCAAAAGATTCCTTGAGTTCTTTATTTTTTACTTCAAGGTCACGAATTGCAAATAATGTTTGATAAATATCTCTGTTTATTTGTGTTGATGTTAATTTTTTAAGTGCTTCTTCTGCCTTAATCAAAGGGTCTGGAAGTAGCATTGATGCGGTTGTCATAGCACCTATAGCACCCGCAATAAGCGTCAATCCTTTAGCACCAGATAAAGCCGTTATTCCTGTTAAGGTAATGAACACTTTCCGAAAAGCTGACGCAAGCTTAATAACTACTTCTGTTAATTTGAAAGCAATAAAACCCGCAACAAATGCTTTAAGTATTTTAAAATTATCTGCTACAAATTGCACCGCTTCACCAAATCCAATGACGGCATTTGATAAACCTATTCCTATTGATTTTGCAATCTTATCAATTTGCTCTTGGTTATCTTGGAAAAATTTGTCTAACTCACCAAATTCTTTTTTGAGTCCTACTAGAAATCCTTCAGCTACAACCTTCTGAAAGTTAAACAACTTATCGCCAAGCATTGATAGCGTTCCTGTTAAGGTTTGTGCAAGGTCATCCGTTGCACCCGCAAACCTTCCACCTTTTCCAAATACTCTTTCAAATGCTTCGGCTGTTTCTTCTGCCGTTACTGTAGCACCCGCCTTAAATCCTAGTAAATCCCGAACACCTCTTTCCCTAAAAATGTCGGCACTTGCAATACCCGCTGATAATGAACGCTGTATTTGTTCGGCTGTTGTTTGGAAATCAAGACCAGTAACACTAGCGACATTGCCTGTTATTTCCAAAACCCTTGAAAGTTCTTCTGCATCTTTAGCAACAACGGCTAGATTTCCCGCTCCCGCTTGTATTTGCTCTAGGCTAAAAGGCACTTTCGATGCAAATTTCGACATAACATCAAAAGCTTTTGCACCTTCTTCAACGCTACCAAATAAAAATTTTAGTCTGATTTGAAGGGATTCAACTTGCCTACCAACATCAACAAAAGACTTGAGAGTAACACCCGCACCTATACCGACTAGGGCATTTCTAAGGTTGAAGACCGATTGCTTGAGTTTGTCTACCCCTGTTGTGGCTGACTTCATAGCTTGGCGGGTCTTATCCTTCGCTATAATGTCTATATTTACTTGTTTTGTTGCCACTATCTACTTGCCTTTGCTAGTCGTTCTTGTCGTTCTCGTTCCTCATGTTGGATTTGAAAGTAAGCAATCCACATATTAAATTCTTCAACTGACATTTGCAAGATTTCGGAAACTGTTTTGTGCAACCTTTCGGCTAAACCATAGATATTGTGTAACTCTGTGTTACTTCTTAGTTTTTTTTATAATCCTCAATATCTTCATTACCAGTACCCATTATCTTTGTGGCAACGTCTGCAATCACATTTGTGTCAGCTTTTGTTTTGAAAGAAAGAATGTGAGAAGCGTTAAACATCTTTTCGCCATCTTTTGTTAAGGCTTTTTCAATGATAACGTCAATGAGTACAAGCAAATCGGTATTCGTAGCACCCTTGAATATTTTTTGTTTCTCAAGCATATTAAAAGGCTTGGTATGAATAGCTTTATCGCCTGTCAAACCCCACTCTGGAACTTCAATAATCTGTGTGTCTAGCTGACTAAAATGGTCACGAATACCATCAAAGTAGTCAATCTTTTCATCTGCCATTTACTTATACTGTGCCTATGGTAAGACCGCCATTCCCTTGACCAGATACAGTTCTAGTTGTTACACCATCTAACGTAACACCTACTGACATTCCAGTAACAATTCCAGTACCACTAAACTTTCTATCTCCAGACTCGTTACCTTCTGGTAAGAAAGCAAAAGTTAGTTCTGCTCCTTGTACTAATGTTGTTTGACCGCTATCGGTTTCATCAAAGTTCATATCAATAGTGAAAGTATAAGTACCCCTACCAACCAAATATGATTTCATTGAATCACCTAATGCTGTATCTTCAACAACGTCATGGGTAGTGTCTACTGTGAACCCTGTGGCATTACCTAATGTAGTACCCCCAATCGTTACAACCCCTTCTTTTCCGTGATGTGTAGCCATTTATTTACTCCTTTTCTTCTTTAGGTTTTTCGACTTTTTTAGAAACCGCCTTTTCATCATGTACCTTATAGCCATTTTTTTCAAAATGTTCTACATGGTCTTCAACGCATTTTATTATACTTTCGCCTTTTTTCATAGTCACATTTTTAGCCATTATGCACTCCCTCTAGTAAATTCATATATTACCCTTGCTGTTATTCGTACACCACCATAGGGATATATTGTACCCTCGTCCGTTGATGCTTCAATAATCTGCGTATCTATAGCATTACCATTTCTAGTTATATCATTATCTAAAGTTTCTTCAACCACTTCTATTATTTGGTTTCTTACTGTGTCTATATTTGAGTCTGTTCCCTTACCAAAAGCCACAATCAGAAAGTCTATTGTTCCCCTATATGTTCCCGCTCCTGTATCCCCTATGCTTGATACTTCTCTTGTTTCATCTCCAGACTGAACAAATAATGCGGGGAACTGTGCATCACTTAGCTCCTCTACCTCAAAAGGTTCTCTGGTAATCTTTTTAAACTCAATCGGACTTGTCACCGCATCAAGCTTTGTAATTATGTCACCCGCTATATTTTCTCTTTTGCTCATAATCGCATTTCTTTGAAATAAAAACTCGCAAACTCTGCTTTTAGCTTATCTTCTTCTTTATTGCCTATAGCAAAGAATGGTCTAGTAATACGTCTTTTGCCTACCCCGAATGTGTCGTGATAACTGGCTATCTTTGCTCTTTCCATGTTTGAGAAGAATAAAGTGCTTTTTGTACCGCCTGTTTTGAAATCTAAGCTACGAAACATCTTACCAGTATCGGTAAGGTCTACAAATCCTGTTTGTCTACCCCTCTTTTTACGGCTTCTGACTGTGCCTTTAGCGTATGCCCTCATTTGACCCCCATCGGGTAGTTTCCCCGCCTGTGTACGCTTTGTAATCATTAGAACCGCCATATTAGAAACCCTATTCAATGATTTCTGAATAACAGCCTTTTGTTTTCTGCCTATTCTCTTTAATAGGTTTGTGACCTCTATAGAATTAACGTCTACTTTTACGTCTACTGCCATTAGCGAACTAATCTTAAATGATGTATAGGTTCTTTTTCGCTGTCGCTTACTGTACCGCCACCATCTTCATCGTATTCGACCCCATCCCTTAGAATAGCTTGAAATTCTTCTTCATATCTATCCCTATAGAAATCAATCTGGACTTGAAATGCGTCTTTACCTTCGCCTGTGTCGGGGTCACGCCATTTAGTAAGAATAGGATACACATATTTCCATAAGCATAAATACACTACTGATTGTGTCCATTGTGAGTCTGTGAGTTTAGAACTATCCATTTCTACCGATGTAATCTTTGTAATGTCCTTATAGCGTACTGTATGCCTATATCTTTCCCACCATTCTTCTCTTACACGCCTAATAACATCATTTTCAGCAAATTGAAGTTGGTCTTCAAAAGTTGTTACCCCGAAACCTAAAATATCTGGTTGTATTTTCTGAAGACTGGTATTAGCAACATTAAATTCGTTTGTAGCCATTATTCAGCTTTCTTTGTTTTCTTAGGCTTTTCTACTTTCGGTTCTGGTGCGGGTTGTGCTTTTGGCTTGCCATCGTCTAGCTTCCAACCTCTTAGACCCCAAATGTTTATATTGTTTTCGTAATCTACTTTGCGTCTTTCGATTACCCTATCGCCCTTAACAAGCTTTACCATTTCCATTGTCATAATCCCTTAAAAAAAGGGGGTAGTTTCCCACCCCCATAGTTTTTATGTAGCTAGTGTATCAGCAGTTAACTTAACTCCATAAGAGTCATGTATTTCACTAACTCCATAAACGGCAGTAGCAACAATTTCATCTGCTCTTAATGAAGCATCTCTTTGTGTTTCTAGCTTTAGGTCTTGCATCATTGCTAACGCTAG